CTCCGTAGAGGGCACCAGCCATCAGAGCACAATACGCGAACCCGTCCAAGAGGACCCCGGAGAGGGTCGTAGGACGGTACACGCGGATGTACCTGATGCTACTACGAGTCCTAGTCGTCCAACGGTCTTGGTAGTCATGAATTACCAAGTCGCCCAGGCTTATAGGCCCACGGCACCGCCGGATACTAGTAGGTAGAGCTGATAAACAGCAATACCAGGCCCGTAGCAGAGAAGGATCGTCATCAAAAGAGCCAGAATTACGACTGGCCAGACGACGAATCCCGTTAGCAAGAACCATCCAATGCTGCGGTTCATGTGGTATCTCCTTAACGAAATGTGGGCGAACCTCACACCCCGACAGGAAATCACCTCCGCAGCTTTCGCGAAAGGACCCATCAACAAACGTTTTTGAAGCGTTCGTCTCGAATCCCGCATATCGCAAGGCGGCTATTGCTAGCTTCGAAGCTTCCACAGGTATGATGATATCATCACCATACACAGCAATTGTTTCGTACGGAGTGGCTGTGAGGCCGCTCCATTCAATTGCTACAGTGGCGATTCCCCAAAAAATCAGGGTCTCGAGTTCGAAGGTAAAACCATTGCCCATTGAGCTAAATTTCTCTAGCTTAACCCATTCACCTCTGATGAGTGTGAAAGGAGATCGGAGCGAGTTTAATAACTCGAACCAATCCGGGGGCACAAGGAGCTTCACCAACTCCGTGCACATGGTATCGCTGGCAGAGGATAAGTCGATCGTAGCAAGACGCCCCGTAAGGGACGCCGACTGTGCCATCTCACGATGATACAGAGCTCCGTTGTCAAGATCAATCCCAGCGTGGAAGAGCAGCCGCTTGCGCAACTGCCGCCCAACACCGAGCTGATAAAAGAGGTTAATCGAGGGTTCAACCCCAATCGACCGATTCTTCTTGCTGTCCTTCGGGACAGTAGCGAACCGGTTCCCTCTACATGACGTCGGCTTATGCCCGAGTTCAGCGCAGGCCGAGGCCCATGCTGTGCCTGACCATCCTATTAAGAATGGCCAGGCTTCGGGGGTGAATGACGGGGACGAGGACACTTTGTCCAAGACGGTTGAAAGCGTCGAGGGATCAGAGTACGTCGCGCCAGGCCCGAATCGACCGATGTTCTCGGTCGGGGCCTTACGTAAAACACCTGCGATCTTTTTCCGAACACACTCCATAAAGAGTGCGACCGCCTCGGTCGCAACATCGCTGCCGCTATCGAGGGATGCAAGTCTTTCATTAGCGCGATAACACATGCGTTCGGCTTTCCACCAGAGCTTAATGGCCTCTTCGTCCTTGTCAAAGGATGTAGGCAGCCCGTCCAATTTCTTGAACAGGGCTACCAAGTCCATGTCAGCCTGGTAACCGAACACAGTGTCATCTTTTCGCGGACTACGGTCAATACTGACTAAATAGTCCCAGTCCCCGACCTCAAGCGCACAAAGCACCTGAAGTCCGAGGTCTGACTCGCAGCGAGCACAGAAGTGCTCCACCATCTGCAGGAAATGAGATCCTAACAGATTCTTTTCCATACTTTCGCTCCTCTAGATTAGGAGGGCGCGAAACGCTCCTTGAGCGTATCCCGAACCAACTGGCTCTTGAGCAGGTTGACAGCCTGCTCAACGAGCTCGTTTACATCCGTATCCGGTGTCTTTTCAGCCACTTGGATCTGGAACGAAAACGAGTTGCGGTCGGTAACAGTCGGAACAGACGCAATCGTTTGCACGACTGGCCACGCAACAATACCGTTCACGTAGCGGACCGTTTTGGCCGCGTTCGGATTAGCAGTGATGCGCAGTTCAGGTCGAAGACCTCGAGAGCCGCCTACAGCGCCGGGACTCCAGACCGCGGACGTTTTGTCGCCCGAGCTCGGAGAGTTCTGGTTGTAGACGACATCGGTCGTGCCGTCAGCTTTCTTGATAGTGATGTTTGCCATTTGAGGCATAGGGGAACTCCTGAAGACATCCGCCATTACTGGCGAATAAGTTGCTGAAGTGCGAGAGACAAAGCATTTGCCCCTCGCGTGACACTAAACCCGTTGAAAGGTCTAATGAGCAGACTAGGGCCGGTGATTCCCTGAGTCCGGACTACTTCTACCGTCTTGCTAAGATGGTAGTCATCGAGTCGATCTTGGACGAATCCAAAAAAGTACTCGGACGTAGTCTCGCCGAGAACCGTGGTCGCTGCATTGTTCAAAGTGCAGCCCGCGAAGTCGGACAAAGTGCCAAGCACCTGCCCTAGATTGGTAAACCAATCAATCACGAAAGACCAAGGGACTAGTTCCCAAGCGATAGAGACTGGGTTGATCAAGCCCAGCTGGTTGTTGACATAAAGGTTGGGGTTCGTAACAGAGACCTCAGCCATCATCTGACACTTCACAGTGCCGGATGTATAAAGGAACCCAGTGGAGGTCCAGCTCACGCCAGACCTCCTCCGCCCTGCCCGCACCGTTCGGCGACCTCTTACGGTCGCGGACGGCAGGGGCGAGCAGAGCACTGAGATCCCATTATAGATGTCATCAACGAGAGGTTTCCACCCAAAAGAAAATTCCAACCAGCGATCTGCCATTGAGCCCGTGAGCCGCTTCTTCACAGAATTGGTTCCTGGGATCTTTGGCGCTCCGATATCTCGGAGCGCACGCTGGATATCTTTTGGTGACCGTTTCGCAACGGCTTTGGCCAGCTGGAAGAGCTGGCTGCAGTTGGAGTTGATACTCCCTGCAGTGGACCTCCATTCGGCGATGCCCGCACCAATTTGGGCATTGTCGCCGAGCTCAGCCTTGAACTTGTCGTAGGCGTAGGCAATCGCCTGCTTACGATCGTTCTCGTTCATGACGGCTTTACCAGAAGCGGACCGGGGTGGACT